CTGATCCTTTCTTCTCACCTGCTGGATTTAACAGAGGTCAGATTAGAGGTGCAGTAAAACTAGCATTTGATCCAAATCAATCACAAAGAGATGTTCTTTACAAAGCAAGAATAAATCCTGTTGTTTCTTTCCCTGGACAAGGTACAGTATTGTTCGGAGATAAAACAGCACAATCAAAACCTAGTGCCTTTGATAGAATAAATGTAAGACGTTTATTCTTAACTTTAGAGAAAGCAATTTCTACAGCTGCTAAATTTCAACTTTTTGAGTTCAATGATGAGTTCACAAGAGCACAATTTAGAAACTTAGTAGAACCTTTCCTTAGAGACATTCAAGGTAGACGAGGTATCACAGACTTTTCTTTAATCTGTGATGAAACAAACAACACAGCGGAAGTAATTGATAGAAACGAATTTATCGCTGATATATTCGTTAAACCAAATCGTTCAATTAACTTCATCAAACTAAACTTTGTGGCAACCAGAAGTGGCGTGTCATTTAGTGAAGTGGCTGGGGCATAGGAGGTAGAACATGGCAAACGTATCAGATTTTATTTCTAAACTTAAAGGCGGAGGTGCTAGAAATAACCAGTTCAAAGTAACCATGCCTTTTCCCGGTTATGCACAAGTTGGTGGTGAGACAGAAAGCATGGCATTTTTATGTACTGCAACTAACTTACCCCAAAGTGAAATTGGTGAGTTAACTGTGAACTTCCGTGGTAGACCTATCTATATGGCAGGTGATAGAACATTCCAAACTTGGACTACAACTATCATTAACGATACTGATTTCTTAATCAGAAATGCTATTGAGAGATGGTCAAATGGTATAAACAACCATTCAGATAACGAAGGACTTGTAAATCCTGTTGACTATCAAGTGGACGCATTTGTCGATCACTTAGATAGAAATGGTAATACAATCAAGTCTTACACTTTTAGAGGATTGTTTCCAACATTAATAGGTCAGGTTGACTTAACTATGGAACAGGCAACTACTTTAGAAACATTTGAATGTACTTGGAGATACCAATACTGGGAATCAAACACTACAACGTAATGTTGAAATAGGGCGTCTTTCGAGGCGCCCTAAATAATATAGTATAAAGGAGAAACGTAGTGGCAGAAATATTCGGTTTCGAAATCAAGCGTAAAGAGACTGCACCTAATAGTCAGCAGTTTACCGCACCTACATCAGATGACGGTACACAAACTATTATGGGTGGTGGTCACTTTGGAACCTATCTTGATATCGAAGGTAAAGTAAATAATGAATCGGACTTAGTTAGACGATATAGAGAAATTGCTATGCACCCAGAGTGTGATATGGCAATTGAAGATATCATTAATGAATCCGTGGTTGTAGATGATAACCAAGAGGTTATTCGTCTTAACTTAAATAAGGTTCCTTTTTCCACAAGTTTAAAGAAAAGTATTTCTTCAGAGTTTAAAACTATACTTTCGTTATTGGAATTTGAACAAAAAGGTCACGATATATTTCGTAGATGGTATGTAGATGGTAGAATAGTTTATCATAAATTAATAGATCCTAAAAATGTTAAGAATGGTATAACAGAGCTGCGATATATTGACCCACGAAAAATTAAAAAAGTAAGAGCACCTAAACAAAAACCAGGTAATGAGTTTGCACCAAAAGATCCAAAAAGACCGCAAGCCGTTGAATTTGATGAGTTTTTTATCTATAATGAAAAAGGTGTACAACCTGGTGCAAGTGCAACAACTGGTCTTAAAATAGCAAAAGATTCAATTGCATTTTGTCCAAGTGGTCTTGTAGATCAACAAAAGAATTTAGTATTGTCGTATTTACATAAGGCAATCAAACCAGTTAATCAGCTGCGAATGATTGAAGATAGTGTTGTTATCTATCGTATATCAAGAGCACCTGAAAGAAGAATTTTTTACATTGATGTAGGTAATCTGCCAAAAGTAAAAGCAGAACAATATCTAAAAGATGTAATGAATAGATATCGAAACAAACTTGTATATGACGCAAGTACAGGTGAAATAAGAGATGATAGACAATATATGTCTATGCTTGAAGACTTCTGGTTACCTAGACGAGAAGGTGGTAGAGGTACAGAGATCACTACATTACCAGGTGGTTCTAATCTTGGTGAGATAGATGATATCAAATATTTTCAAAAGAAATTGTTTCAATCATTGAATGTACCATACAGCAGACTTGATAGTGAAGCGTCTGGTGGTTTACAACTTGGTCGTTCAACTGAGGTAAGTAGAGATGAAATTAAATTTACTAAATTTGTTTCTAGATTAAGAAATAGATTCAATAGTTTATTTCACGACTTACTTAAAACACAACTTATTCTCAAAGGTATTATTACTATCGAGGATTGGGAAAAAACATTAAGTCAAACTATAAAATACGATTATGTAAGTGATGGTTATTTTGCTGAAATAAAAGAAAGTGAAATGTTTAAAGATCGCATGGAAATATATCGTAACATGAAAGATAATGAAATGATTGGCAACGTTTATTCAAAAGACTGGGCCATGAAAAATGTTCTTAAAATGACTGATGAAGAAATTGAAGAACTACAAAAACAAATTGAAAATGAAAAACAAAATGCACCTGATCAAGATGATGGTGACGAAGGAGGACAATTCGCATGAGCACAGAGAATACCAAAAACATGATAGACGCTTTAGACGCTGGTGATACAGTATCAGCAGAAAAAGAGTTTAAGGCAGCGCTTGCTGATAAAGTAGGTGGAGAATTAGATACTAAAAGAAAAGATTTAGCTGGTACTATTATGACAAAAGAACCAGAAGAAAAGACAGATGGCGATAACACTCAATCAACTGAAATTGACGATTAGAGAAAAAGACGAACATAAACGTTCTCTAAACTACAGGAAATTAGCGCCAAAAGTAAAGAAGGCTGTGGATGATGTATTTGACATGATGGCAAAAACACCACAGAAAGTTTTATCCATGTTTCCTAAAACAATAAAAGATGTAAGTAAGAAACATAGAATACAACCAAAAGATATTGAAACCTATTTCGAAAAAGAAACAGGTCTAACCATATAAAGGAGAGTAAAAATGGCAATAGTAAACGCAAGAAACTTAGTCGATAGTGAAACTAGAACAGTAAGAATGTTTGAAATCAATAACGACACAAATTCAGCAGTAGTGTGTGTTGACGCAAGTGCTTTAAGAGGGCATTCGTCTAACCCAACACTACACATAAAAAGTATTAAATGGAACACAACAGCAGCAACAAGTGATGTAGCATTTTTATTTGACGCAGGTACAGATAGTCACGCAATATCAGTACACGGTTCTGGTGAGTATGGATTTCATGGTAAACAACCATTGATCACTAACCCAGAAGCTGCAGGTGTAACTGGCGATATACTTATCACTAACGCAAGTGCTGTAACAGGTACTTTTGTAATAGAGGTAACTAAATCAAAAGGTTATAACTTCTCAGGACAGACAAGATAATGGCTGATACGGTTACATCACAAACTATTACAGACGTTACCGGTTCAAAGACCGTTATGAAGTTTACAAACTTTTCTGACGGCACAGGAGAAAGTCTTGTGACAAAGGTAGACGCAAGCGCATTAAATCATGCGTCAACTACTACTAAAATCGCAAGAGTAATTTATAGTATCAATACAACGGATCCTAAAGGGTCCGTTGAACTCTTATTTGATGGAACAACTAATGCGTCAGCATTATTTTTATCTGGTCAAGGTACAATAGATTTACAAACACCTGCGATACAAATAGCAAATAACGCTACATCGCCAACTGGTGACATATTGTTTTCGACACATAATTTCGTTGCAAATGACAGTTATACTGTTATTTTAGAGGTTAGATAGCATAAATAGAACTAAAGGGGAAAATACGCAACATGAAACTTATTAGAGAAGAAATAAACGAGGCACAATATATCGTTGAACAAGAAGACAACGGTAAAAAGTCTCATAAAATCAAGGGTATTTTCATGCAGGCAAACATTAAAAACCGAAATGGTCGTGTTTACCCTATGGAAGTATTAGAAAAAGAAGTTAATAGGTATAATAAAGAATTTGTACAAAAGAAAAGAGCGTTTGGTGAGTTAGGACATCCTGATGGACCAACTGTTAATCTAGAAAGAGTATCACATATTATTACTGAATTAAAAAGTGATGGTAAAGGTAATTATGTTGGCGAGGCAAAAATTACTGACACACCATATGGTAAAATAGTGAAATCATTGATAGATGAGGGCGCTCAACTAGGAGTTTCTTCTAGAGGCATGGGTTCTCTAGAGAATAGAGGCGGTACTAACTATGTAAAATCTGATTTTTACTTAGCAACAGCAGCCGATATAGTCGCAGATCCTTCGGCACCACAAGCATTTGTCAATGGCGTAATGGAAGGTAAAGAATGGGTATGGGACAACGGAATCATCAAAGAACAAGATGTTTCTGAAATTAAAGCACAAATTGAGCGTGAAACTAGAGAACGCAAAGCTGTAGCAGAGGCTGTAGCTTTCGATAGATTCTTACAGAAATTAACAAAGTAATAAATAGTTATACGCAAAAATTTGATATCAAATTAGGAGAGTAATTACAAATGGCTGAAGAAATCAAAAACGAACAAGATATCGTTTCTGAAGCTCCTGAGGGCGCAGTAGCTGAAGCAATGCATGACGCACCTACTAAAGGTGCAGGGAAAGCAGACCCTATGCAAAAATCAGGCGACTATGAGGATCTTGGTCCGGCAGTAACTTCTCCAACTGATAAAGTTGGACAAGATAAGTCTAAGGACAAAGTTAAAAAAGATACCTCTGCTCCTACCAAAGGTGCCGCACCGGCAGAACCTATGCAAAAACTTGCTGCTGATAAGCACATG